ATGCCCGCCCTCACCCGCCGCCGCGTCGACAATCCGCACCAGGAGACCTGGCACGTCTATTACGACGACGTCCGCGTCGGTGTGATCAGTGAGAACGCCGGCGTTCCCGTTCACGCAGATCATTGGGGATGGTCCCTTGGCTTCTATCCCGGGATGGATCCGGTCCTGCACCGCGGAGGCGCCGCCGGCAGCTTCGAAGCGGCGCGGCAGGCCTTCGAGGCCGCATGGGCAAAGCTGCTGCCGACCCTGCCCGACAGCGCCTTTTCCAAATGGCGCGACGATCGCGACCACCGCGCCGGGGTGAAGGCCAAGCGCGACCGCGGCGAGAAGCTCGACAGCGAGATCCCGACCACGCTGATGCGCTGCGTCTGCGGCACCGTCTTCGACAGCTGGAAGCCCGCCGAGAGCTACCCGCATCGTGCCCACATTTACGCCGCCCAGGCGGCTCACGGAAACCGCCAATGAAGCACGCCGAGGCCCGCCCCTACGCCGACCCGGAAGCCGCCGCGCGCAAGCTGGTCGAGATCGCCGCCGCCACGCCGGCGGTCCAGGACGGTCGGATCTACATCGAGCGGGTCAATGCACACTTCATGTTCGATCTGAAGGGCAGCGGCAGCGAGTTCGGCGCGGGCCTCCGCTACGCGATCGAGCGCGGCTGGCTTTCGAAGCACGAAAGCGGCACCTATCTGAAGCTGATGCCGCCCGGCCAGGATTTGCTGGGACAATAGGAACCGGGCGTTCCTGCTTCGGTTGGTTCCGGCTCGCCGCCGAGCCGGCAAGAGCGGTCCCCGGCCTATCCCCGTTGAACCCCTACGCCGGGGCCGTCTTTTCCTAAAGATGGCAAGGAGCGTTGGCCATGGCTGAAGATGGCAAACCCGTGGGCACTTGGCAGCCGCACTGCGAGGCCGATCATTTTATCCGCTGCACGATCTGCGGCGAGGTGTTCGACATGCGCGATCTCGGCCAGGTCGTCGACCATCTACACGGCCAGGAGATCGAAGAGGAGCCGGCGCGCCATTGACCAGCACCTGCCCACATTGCGACGACGTCGGCTGGGTCTGCGGGAACCATCTGGACCGGCCATGGGATGGCCCGCGTGCATGCCCCTGCGACGCCGCCGGGGCACCTTGCCCGATGTGCAATGTCCCTTCTAAGGGCGAGACCCCGCGCCTGCCGACCCTGTTCCGGATCGAGTTCGACAAACGCGGCTGGCGGCACTAAGCGCCCGCCGGGTACTGTCCGAGGGGGAACCGAGATGAAACTGCTAACCGAATACTTGGACCACGCCCTCACCTTCGAGCGTCTGGCAGCCCAAGAAACAAACCCTGAGACCAAGGCCCAATTCGAGCAACAAGCCGCCGCTTACCGCAAATTGGCTGCCGACCGAGCAATTCAATACGGGCTTCCGCTCCCGAGCCCGCCTGAGAAGTAAGGCCGCCTCAGTTGGCGGCCCCTCTGCGGGTGCCGGAATCGAAAGGGGCCACCTCGCGATGGCCCCTTGCCGGTTGCAATAACTGTTCGGGATGAAATGCCAGCCCCGGCAACAGTCAGGCTAGGAGCCTCGTGAGACCAGCACAATCAAGTAGAACTACCGTCGGCGCTACTGTCCTAATTTCCCGAAACGACTGTCCGAATTAGGACAGCACCCGCCCGCCGTTACCGACGCGCCGTTTTCTTCGCCTTGGCCTTCTTCTCGACCCGCACGCCCTTGAACTTCTTGGCGGCCTTCTTCGCCTTGCGCGGCCGTTTGACGGCCATGAACTCGCCCGATGACCGGTCACGCTTGGTCCATCCGGAAGCACCGCCGATCGTCGTCTTGGTCTGGGAGCGCTTCTTGACCGCGCCCTTGCGCGCATTGTCGCCGGTCGGTTTATTGACTGCCATATCTTCCTCCGCTGAACCCTGCAGGCATCAAAGCGCAGGCACCCAGGCAGTTCCCCGCTGGAACGAATCCCGACAAGGACGCCTGGCGCAACCGATGCCGCCGATCAGCGGGGCGTTCAACTCGGGGCCTTGTTTCTTGAGGCGCGCCAATAGCCGACCAGCGCTCGCCACTCCATGGCGACGATGATGAGCGCGATCATCGCGGTGCCGACGCCGGTCATCATCAGGAGCATTTCCAGCATATCGCCTCGCTTCGGCGCGTGGTTCCTAAGTACGAAAGTGGACCGACCGATCCTAGATCGATTCGCAATTCCGTGCGCCGGCGACTATCTTCCTGCGGTCGGTAAGCGTGGAGTTTTGAGTATGCCCGGACGCAGCTGGACGTCGTCGATCGTGCCCGCCGGCGACGATCAGACGGTCTACCTGGTGAAGGACGATCTCGGTCGGATGGGCGCCGTGTGGCGCGAAGCCGACGCCGACATGACCGACCTCGAGACCGTCATCGCCGACCTGATGTCCGGCGAATACAAAAACCCGCTCCGTATCATCGCCTTCAACACCGCCGAACGCTGGTCCGAGGACGTCTCGGAAGACGTCGCCCGCGAGATCCGCCGGCGGTTCGACCTGCAGCTCGCTGACGTGCCATCACGCCTGCAGGACTTCGTCGGGCGGCATGAAGGTCATCACCGGCAGTTGGCGTTGCGGCTTGTTTAAGCCTAGGCTACCGCCACGCAACCACAGGGAGATGTCCAATGACCGACAAAACCGTTCGCACGCCCGAGCTCGACAACGTGAAAAAAGCCACCGCGATGATGTTCGCCGCCCTTGTTGACACAGTCGTCGGAACAGATTCACGCCAAGCCGAGATATTCGTGGCCAATCTAGACAAGTGCTACGACAAGATCCGCAACGAAAGCGGCGACCTCAATGCCCTCGAATTACTGACCTGGACGCGCTCGATGATCACCGGCTTTGATATCATCCAGGGCCAAGGAACTCCCTTGATGAAGCAACTGTAGGATTCGCAAAATCGACCAGGCTTCCTATGTGAGGCCCATGCGTTCATTCGAGTATTGCAAGCCCATCACCGCCAAGGCCGTCCCCACCGAGCCCCACTGGATCCACGAGGTGAAATACGACGGCTACCGTGGGCGCGTGGTGCGCGACGGCCGCGACGTCAAGATCCTGTCCAGGAGCGGCCTCGACTGGACATGGCGCTTCCCGTGGATCGCCGAGACCGCCCTGAAGATGAAGCAGCAGCGCTTCGTCATCGACGGCGAGATCTGCGTGCTCGACCTGCAGGGCATCTCCGACTTCAACGCCCTCCACTCCAACAAGCACAACGACGAAGCCCAGCTCTACGCCTTCGACCTGGTCGCGCTCGAGGGCGACGATCTTCGCGACTTGCCGCTGTTCGAGCGCAAGGCGAAGCTAAACAAGCTGCTCGCGCGCCGACCGGAAGGCATCTTCGTGGCGCCGTTCGAGCGCGGCGAGATCGGCCCCGGGCTGTTCGAGGCCGCCTGCCGCATGGGCCTCGAGGGGCTGGTCTCGAAACACCGGGAGCGGCGGTACCGGCCGCGGACGTGCGATTGGGTGAAGGTCAAGAACCGGCAGCACCCGGCGTTTTCGCGGGTGATAGACGCATTCGGTTAAGGCGTGGCTTCTGCGCGAAGACGTTTAAGGTAGATATTTAGGGGGCGGCGGCAGCGTAAGATCGTAGATCGCCACTGCGTTTGGAGCTTTGCTGTTGATCCAACTCCATACCCAAGGCTGCATTTTGCCAATCGTCCAGTACGGGTTCATCTCAGTAATGATGAAGTTGTCCGCGGCATCGAGGAGCGGAAGTACCCTCGAGTGAATCAGATTTGGCAATTTCGGCGTCCAGATGATCCAAGCGAACGGACTCAGTCGAATCCAATCGTCTTCAGCATCTGCAAATGCTGGTTCAAGGTCCCTCATCTTCGGTACGCCCGCAAAAATGAAGGAGCAATGGTAGAATTTCTCTCCGCTCATTCATCCCCCTTCCCGATCTGTTCGACCGGACCAGCGTTCACAGAGGGGGCATCAATCACGATTGAAGTGTTTTTCGCTGCTGTCCGATCGCGCAGGTATTGAAAGTATTCTGTACCTCCCATCAGGGCCTCGGCGGGATGCTTCTCTGCGAACCGGAACGCACGCTCGCAAAAATAGACGCAGAACATAACAATCAATGCGATCGCCGCTAACGCAACCACCGGATGCCCCGAGAGAGCAAACCCCACCACAGCAAGGCATGCCACGGCCCCCACACCAAAGAGTGCTAGATTTCCAACCGTTCCTGGACCCAATCGAAAGCCCCGCACGGCGTCGATGCCGGCACCTCGCAGCATCTTCTCTAGCGCTGATGGCTCATTTTCCCCGACCATGCGCAAAGAGTGCAGGACCCAACGGACAACTTCAAGAGGAAGTAAAAAATCCCGACTACCTCCCTTGATTTTGTACACCTTGAGTGTACATTACTCCCGGCGTTGGGATTGGCCCGATGCTGAACAAGGAAATGGAGTCCTTCGATGTTCAATTTCTTCCGCAAGCGCAATCCGCTCAACGAGGTGCAGGCCCTGCGCGATCGCGCCGAGCGCATTGGCCTCACCTACCTCGAAGAGCTGGCGGTTAACGGCAAGATCACCCGCCAGCACATCCTCGGGATGGCTCGCATCATGAACTTCCACCCCGATGAAGTGACCGAGCGGATTCCGGATCGCCGCCGCCCCTCGCGCTATACCAAGGCTGTCGCGGGCCTGCGGGCTGCGGGAATGGTTGGCGAGCGCCAGACTTACGACGAGCGCTTCGACCACGACCACCACTAAAGAGGCCGCGGCTCCCGGAAACGGGAGCCGCACTTCCTTCAACCCATCATCATCACGAGGAGCGACGCCATGACGAGCGTCTACAATCTCTTGCGCGAGGCCTGTGGGATCTCGCAGGCCGAAGCCGCCGAGCACGTACACGGCACCAGGCTTGACACCGTGAAATCCTGGAGCAGCGATCGCCGGCCGGCGCCAGGCTGGGCTATCAATCACCTGCAGTCGTTACATCGACGGATTCATGCCGCCGGCTTGACCTACGCTGAAGAGCTGAAGAGGCAATTTACCCAGGGAAATGCCTTCGTGCTGAGGATGGCCACCAGCGATGACGACGCTAGGTGGCACGGGTTCCCCTCGCTGAGCGCTCAGCGCTTGGCGCTGGCGATCGCCATATCGCAGCTGCCCGATGATGCAGAGATTCAGATCGTCGATCGCGGCATTCTGCCAATGCTGAAGTTGCCGCCGCATGTGCTCACACCGACGGAAACTGATCGCAAGGTCCTGATGTCGATGAAGTTCGAGCGCGGGGTCTTCCTGACCCGCGGCAACATGAACCGCCGCAAATATGAACGCCTCGAGGAGCTCGGTTGGGTCAAACACTTCAGCGTCAACCTCAACGACGTCGAATATCACATCACCGAGGAAGGCAGGAAGGCGCGGCAGATCAAGATCGATGATCACTTCCAGTTCCCAGGAAGCGATATGATTCATCGCGTGACAGCCGTCAGAGGCGACAGCGTCATTCTGGTCGATCGCGAAGGCAAGAAGTCCCAAGCTATCGCCGGTGATATCGATAATTGCTGGATCGAGGCCTGAGCGGACGGCTAATCGCTGGGGTATCTGTCAAGCCAGCACCGCGGTCGTGTGCCAGACCAGCACGCCGGCGACGATCACCGCGACCAGCGCGGCGCCGGCGAGCCAGCCGGCCGCCGTCGATGGCGCCCGCCGCGCCTCGAGGATGGCGGCGAGCAGCGCCAGCAGCGCGATGACGAACGCCGCGGCGATCAGGATCTTGAGCAGGCCGACGCTGAAAGCGTGCTGCTCATACAGGATGCGAGGCTCGATCTTCATTGTTTCCACCCCAGCGTGACGAAATGCGAGGCGACCCACAGCACGAACGCGCCGCCGCCGCTGCCGAAGATCAGCCAATGCACCCAGCGGCCCGCCTTGACGACGCCGACCGCCTGCATTTTGGCGTCCTCGACCGCATCGACGATCGGTTTCATGATCGCGATGTCGGAGATCGCCGCCTTGACGAGGCCCTCGAGAGTGCGCAGATCGGCGACCAGCGCATCGATCTTCTGATGCAGGTCGCGCCGGCCGAGCGAGGCCTTTTCGTCCTGATCGCGCCACTGCCGCGTCAGTGTGGTGACGGTCGACTCGAGCCCGCCGATCGACTTCGCCATCTCACGCAACGCCGCCTGGATCGATTGTTCGGCCTCAGTCATTTCGCGGTGCCCTCGCCGTAGCTCTTGCGCACGCCCTCGTACCAGGCGCGCACATTGCCGTTCAGCGCCCGGCAGACCTTCAGCGCATCGCGCGTCTGCGCGAGCCTCGCCCGCGCATCGTCATGGAGTACGACGGAAGGGCCAGCGTCGTTTGCCGCCAGCGCCTCTGGAAACGTCGGCAGCGTCCGGGCGAGCGGCTCCGGTGCAGGCTGGCGAAGCGATGCGCATCCCGCGCAGATCATCGCAACTGAGAGCGCAAGCATTCGGCTTGCCGCTGCCGGCCAGAGCCGCGTTCTGTTTCCGCAAATCCTCGACATAGGCATCGGTCCCCGCCCTTTCCTGCTCTGCCTGTTGCTCGATCGCCCGCGCTCGCAGCACGGCATCGCCGGCGGCGCGGTTGGCCTCGGCGAGATCCTTGCGCGCGGCAGCGAGCTGCGCGTCGAGCGCCTTCTCGCGCCATGCGCCGTCCGCCTTCGCATAGCCGGCATTGAAGAGATGGACGCCGGCGGCGAGCAGCGCGGCGCCGATCAGAAGCGCGAGCACGCCGGCGACGAGCGCGCCGGCCTTGAACGGTGACAGCTTGACGCCGGCAAGGCCGGCGAGCTGCACGATCACTCCAATGAGCGCGCTCATGTGTTCTTGCCCATGCGGTAGTCGGCAACGCGCTTGACCTCGACCTTGTGTGCAACGATCCAGATCAGCACGCCGAGGCCGGCGAAGATCGCCAGCACGACCACGGCCGCCAGCAGCCAGAGCAGCGCCTGCGGCGGAATGCCGAGCGCGCCGACCGCGTCCTTTGCGCCGGAAACCGCCGTCGCCTTCTCTGTGATCCAGGCCAGCACGCCGGCGCCGCCGAGCCCGCTGCCCGTGCCGAACAGGCTGCCAGCCCATTTCTTGACCTGGTCGGTGATGGCGATCGTCTCGGAGCCCTGCTCGCGCAGATCCTCGGTGGTCGCATTGGCGCGAATCTCGTCGACGTGGCGCGGCTGGGCGCGAGCGAGCGCCGCGAGCAGCTCGTCGTCAATGTCGGGCTTGAGCGGCAAGTCCTCGTGACGGCGGAACGCCAGAATAGCCCCCTCGGTCCGCCCCTTCGGTACAAGCTGGCCGTCGATCGCGCCCGTATCGAAATAGCCCAGCTGGCGCAGCCGCGTCTGCACCTGGACCACGACGTCAGGGTCAGGCGCCGGCGCAACGTGCTCCAACCGTTCGTGCTCCTCCGGATGGTGTTCGGCGAGCCCCTTTTTGAACAGCATGGCCTCGCGCTCGCGCCGCGCATAAAGTCCAGAGGTTTTCGGCCAGAGCCGCTGCATCGACTTGATCAGGCCGGGGATGCGGGCGAGATCGCCGCTGGCGACGCAGGCGCGGATCTCGCGCATCTCGGCATAGCGCTGGCCGGCCTTCACAAAGCCCGCGGCATCGCGATTGAAGGCGATCGAATACAGCACGCCCTTGCAGTCGGGGCCGAGGCTGCCAGCGCCAGGGCAATAATGCTCGAGGACGCCGAGATAGCGCGGCAAATCGTGATTGGTGAAGACGTCGAGCGCAACATCCCAGGGGATATCGATCTGCCCGCGCGTCGCCCGGCAATAGCTGGCCGCGGCCTCGCCACGCTTGCCGGCGGCGCCGAGCAGGATGCGCAGCGTGCCGGCGTCGACCTTGTCGGCCCAATCGGCCTTGATCTGCGCTTTCGTCTGGGTGCCGAAGTCATAGCCGATGCCGCCGGTCGGGCCGCTGTTGTCGCTGGGATGCTCCAGCGCATGCCGATAGCGCCGCTCATAATAGGGCTGGCTCGTCACCTCCTCGGCGATGACGAGATCGAACGAGGCGCGCGAAATGCCATGCAGGTCGAGCATGTGGGCAGGCTCCGGATTGATGCCAGGAAACAGATCGGCAGCGGCCGGCGCCGGCCATTCGGCCGGTGCCGTGCACGTCAGTGCCTTCAGGGAAGAGGCTTAGAGCAGCGCCAGGTGCGACACGCCCTTACACGCCGATCAGCCAAATCGCGCCGCGAGGAGGTTGTACCAGGCCAACGCCATCGCATCCCGTCCCGCCTGGTTTTGGTGGATGTTGTCGGCGCCGCGATAGGCCGCGCCGTAGGCGTCGAAATCGGGACCGGCCATGTTGCCGGCTTCCGCCGCCAGCTCGGCCTGCGCGTTGCGGATCGCCGTGGAGGTTGTGCCTGTGACGTAGGTTTCCCGCGGAATGATCCAGGGGCCGGTAAAGCCAAAGCTGCGCGAGGCGCGGATCGTCTCGCGCCGCTGCGCCTTGAAGGTAGCCGGATCTGTGCCTGCAGCGTCGCTCTCACCGAGCATCGACAGGATCGCCGTGACCTGGTTGCCGCGGATGCCGAGTGAAGAAAGGACGTGAAAGGCGAGCGGAATTCTCTGACCGAGCACGCCTCCGGGAGCGAGAGCGGACGCGGTGACGCCGCCGGCCGAGACGTTGCAGAAGATGACCACGTCGGCATTGTTGTTGCTGATGTGCAGATCGCCGACCTTGCCCCAAATCGAGGTGTAGGTCTGGCTCCAGTTGTTGGCGGGAATGTAGTCGGCCGGATAGAACGTGCCGCCGAGGCAGGGCTCGGCGTGCTGGTAGAGAAGCCGATCGCCGGCCCAATTGACTGACAGCACTTTGGTCGGGTTCGCAACCGTATAACCGCAGCAGCAATGATTGCTTCCGAGCGACTGGCCGTCGATGATGTAGGTCCGAATGCGACCGGTCAGAAGCGTTGGCGAAACAGACGTGCGGCCTGCGACATTGCTAAATGGCACAAGCGATCCCGGAACGGCGTAGCCGAATGGGTCTCCTTTCAGATCCCCCATATTGACGTTCAGCATCGGCATCGACAAAGCTCCAGCCAGAATATTCCGTCGCGAAATCATGAATCACCTCGACCGATGTGAGGTTACATTATTTCGCGAGCACAACCCTCGGCAACGACCTAAAACACGGTGACGATGATGCGGCCATTACCGCCGGAACCGCCCTGCGTCGTGCCCGAGCCACCACCGCCGCCAGGGCTCGCACCGTTGCCGCCGGGGCCCGCAGCATTGCCAGCCCCGCCGTTACCGGCCTTGATGGAAGTATTTGCGACACCCGAGGCCGCCGTCGTCGTGCAGTGTCCAGCGCCGCCCGCAGGGCCGCTGTATCCGACCAGGGGAAACGTCTGGACCGCATTCGTCGCCAGCGTCCCGGTCGCGGCCGCTCCGTTGAGACCGCAAAAGTACGGCGCCAGGGTGGTGATGACGTGAGCCCCCTGCAGAAGGCCGCTCGAATTGTCCGCTCCCGCGGTCCATATGTCGGAGAAATAGCCGGAGCCGCCGCCCATCAACAGGGTGCCCGCGGCTGCATGGCTTCCGCCGCGCCCACCGTACATCGTGATATGAGCGCCAAAGGACGTTAGACCACCCGGCCAACCGACTGTATTGTCCACAGCTTGAACTGCGCCACCCAAGCCAATCGTGACCGTTTCGGTTGAGCCGAGCGAACTCAACGGGAGCAGCAATTCGACATACCCGCCAGGGCCGCCCCCTGATCCGTTTCCGGCGGAGCGTCGCGCACCGCCGCCCCCCGCGCCAACAATCTGGATCAAGGCAAACCGGCCTACGGGCGGCTTGGTCCACACTCCCGAGGCCGTAAACGTCTGCACATCGAACGCGAGCACAGCGGCCAGATTCGAAGGCGTCAGCACGCGCAGCGCATCCGACATCGCCATCGCTTCTGCATCGGTCGCGAGCTCGACAATTCCACTAACCGTCGTCGACGCGACCAAAGCCTTGAAACGGAACGCATCCGCCGACACGATGCAGGTGACACCATCGTCGGATGTCGTCGTGTCGGACGTATCGAGCCGATAATCGACCCCGGTCGACTTCAGCTTGACGACGTTCTGGCCGGCGAGGATGGTATTCCGCAGCTCGGTCGCGTCCGCCAGCACCTGCGGCACGCGGCCCTTCACCCAGGCGACGAGATCCGCCTTGATGACGTTCGCGGTATTGATCAGCCCGCCGACGAGTTCGATGGGATTGAGGCTCATGAGGCTTCCTCGAGCGTGAACAGGCGGCGATCGATCGACGCCAGGCCGAAGGACCCGGCGTAGATCACCCGGATCTGATAGGTGTGCGCGGAGGCATCGACAGCTGAGACGACAAAGTCCGACGTTGCCTTCAAGGTCTCCGGCCCGCTGCTGCCAACCTTGAGCACCGGCAGCGCCTCCCATGCCAATGCATTGACGACGCTGTCACGGAACAGTCCGACCACATACATCGTGTCCGTGCCGCCGGTCATCGACGCGGTATCGACGCGCGAGGAATAGCGAAACCGCAACAGCGCGCCTGTCTTTCGGGCCGTGTGCGTGATCGTGGTCGGGTCGGGAAGGCCGGCATTCCCGGTCGTTGGCGCGACGGTCGTCGAATAGCTGTAGGTTGTGCCGGATACCCCCACCGTCACCGCCGCCGCCGTGAACTGGCTGCGGAAGGCCACCCACGCGCCCGCCTCGGCCTGCCAGGCCGAGCTGCGGAAGGTGTAGAAGGTCTTTTGCGACTTGTCGTAGACCTCATCGCCATCGTCAGGCGCGATGATGGTAAAGCTTCCGTTGACGATACAGATCGCCAGCTTGCCGTCCTGGCCGGCCCATGCGCCAGTTGCAGCCGGACCGATGATGTAGGCTGTCGGCGCAGTCGGCGAGGCTGGCGGCGCCGTCGTCGTCTGGTTTTCGACCTTGATAACGAACGAGGCCTTGGCACCGAGCACGTTGAGGAGCGTGACGCTGTTCGCCGACAGCGCGGACGCGCCAAAGCCGGCAATCCAGACGCCGGCCGCGTTGCGGCGGTAATAGGTGTCGATGTCCTCGACGTAGAGCAGCCGGCCGATGCCGAACAGCACGAATTCCCAGCCGCGCGCCGTCTTGACCGCGACATAGCCGCCCTTGCCGGCCCATGCGCCGGTCGCGCCCGCCGGCACCAGATAGGAATCGCCGAGCGACGGCGAGCCGGGCGGCGCCGTCGGCGTTTTCGACAGCACGCCCCACACCGTGACATCGGTGTTGTTGGCGAGCTTGTAGCGGCGCCCCTCGTTCGAGACCAGGCAGGTCACGCCGTCATTCGGCGTGGTACTATCGGTCGGATCGTAGTGAAACAGCCGGCCGAGATAGGTGATATCGACGATCGCCGCGCCCGTCATCGGATCGACCGCGACCAGGTCTGTCGGTGTGTCGGTATCGGCCAGCACGTAGGGCATGCGCGCAACGGCGAGATTGCGCAGCAGCGTCTGGCTGGCCGGCGCCGTGATCGGCAGTGCCGCGACCGCGGCATGGTTTGTGGACATCAGCTCACATCCAGGCTGGCGAGGGCGAACGGCTTTTCATCGGCCGGCGCGTTCCAATTGGCCTCGATCGACGCGTCGTATTCGACGAGGACGAGGTCGATCGACGAGAAATTGGTGTCGGCAAAGCCCCATTGCGTGCACTCATAGATGCCGTTGGCCTGCGCGAAGAGCTCGCTGTCGAAATTCAGGCAATTGCCGACCAGCTCGTCTTCGATCTCAGCCAGGAGCAGGACATCGCAGCGGCAGGAGATCTGCCGGCCGAGCCGCGCATTGGCGACGAAGGCCTTTTGCAGCCGCTGCGCGCGCGTGACGGTGCCGGTGTCCATCGTGAACGGCAGCTCGAGCGTGCCGTCGAGCAGCTCGCCGTCCGCGCTACGTAAGTCCGCGCGATCGAGCACCGGGCCATCGGCGAGCTGATACTCGCGATCGGCGGCAACGAAGCGCATCTTGAGGCGGTTGACCATGTCGCGCTTGGGCTTGGCGCCGCGGTAGTCGACCGGACCGGTCAACAGGCGATCGTGGATGGTGCCGATCGGCTTGCGCGGCAGCGACGAGCTAGGCCAGACCTTGCCGCCACTCTGCAGCACGAAGCCGCGATTGGCCTTCAGCATGCCGGCGATGACCGTCGACGGCGGCTGGTTCAAGGTGACGACGCCGTCGATGGTGTGGCGCCGGATCATGGTGCCGTCCGCGCGCGCGATCAGGCCGTCATCCCAATCGGCGGCCTCCGCGACCCTGTCCCAGCGCATCCGGTAGGGCCGGATGCGGCCACCATAGCGCTGCGTCAAATAGTGCCCCTGCACCAGGGCGGCGTTATTCGACCATGACCAGCTCGCTTCGGCCGCGGCGACCGACGCCGCATCGTCCGGGTCCCAATCGAGAATATGCGCAGGGTTGCGCGGATCGGGCACGGCGACGCCGTCGACCAGGAACAGCGGATTCGGCCGCGAGCCCTGCCCCCACAGCGCGGTGTATTCGTTGAAATCGGCGCCGTAGTGATAGCGCAGCACCGCCCTTGCGATGCCGCGCTGGCGGAAACTGGAATCGAGCGCGGTGAAGTTGGCGGCGAGCAGCGGATCAATGGTCTGGCTTGCCGCGCCGAGACCAAACGAGGCGAGAAGGCGCGCCGGATAGTTAGGTTGGCCCACCACGGCCAGCGGCGCAACCGCGGCGCCAGGCGCCAGCGAGGCGAAGGCCAGCTCGGTCGTGCCGAGCCACATCTTGCGAAAACCCGTGATCGCCTTGGCGCAGATCAGATGCCCCATGTAGAGGTAGGGCGGCTTGACCCGCTCGAAGAACAGCGCGCCGCCGACCTGCGCCGAACCGTAGATGATGCGCTTGGACGGGATCGCCTGGCGCTCATTGTACTTGATCGCGGCCGAGTTGAGCGCCTGCGGCGCGTCGGCAGTGGTCTGCTGCGTTCCGCCGGTCGATTTCCGCGTCAGCGCCGACAGCGCGTAGTTGACGCCGACCGATGCCGCGATCAGGACGGCGCCGCCGACGACGCCGGCGACGGCCGCCGAGGTGCCGGTGATGCCGATCCCGGCCAGGATCAACGTTCCCAGCGAGACCGGCTCCGCGCGCAGCAGGTTCTCCGGTGAAGGATGCCGCTCGGCCTCGCGCCTGGCCCGCCGCGCATAGGCGTAGACCTCAGCCGCGAGGCGCGGCTCGGCCTTGAGCCTCTGCAGCGCCCAATCGGCAATATGCGCGTCGATCATCACGGAACCACGCACCAGGCCACCTTGACCATTGCCGCCGGCAGCGCCGTCCAGCCTTCGTCGGACCGGCCGATGAACCAGCCGGGCTTGCGGCAGATCACGGTCGAGATGGTGTTCCCGGCCACGGCAAGGCCGATATCGCCGACATCAGCATCCGCAGCGGCAACGCGCCGCCAGCGATGCCGGCGCGAGGCCATGCGCAGCGCGCGCGGCAAGCCGCCATGGCCGAGCACGCGATGCGCGCCGATGCGCGTCCTGTAGCGGCCGCGGAAGGAAGCGGCTGCATCATAGCCGAGCGCGGCCTTGAGGATGTCCGCGCACCACAGCGCGCAATCATCCCTGCCCCACGTCATCGAGGCCGACGAAGCGGACTGCATCGCCGCAAGCAGCTCCACCTCGAGCGAAGCGCGCCTGATGTCTGCGCTGTTCGCGACAGCGCCTTTCGCCTGCTCGAGCGACACTAGGTCGGAGTCCATTGCAGCGTCTGGTTTTGCAGCGACGAGATCATGTCGAGGCCGGTATCGCCGGGATAAAGCAGCTTCTGCTCCTCCGGCGTCCAGGCCTCGTCGAGCGCGCGCTCCAGCGTGTAGAAGCCGGTGCGCGCGGTGATGGCGATGCCAACCTTGCCGTCCTCGCCGGCGGAAAAGGTCTGGTAATCCAGCTCGGCGTCGACGATCTGCATGGGGTCGGCGACGACGCCGCCATCGGGCGCGAGGCATGCGAGCCAAGCGCGGCCGGCGCGGTTGCGGACGTCGTCGCTCAACGTGGCGACGACGTCGGGATCGACAGCCGCCAGTGCGAAGGTCAGCTCCTGAATCACCAGATCGCTGGTGCGCCGGATCGGCGTGATCGAGCCGAGCGTTCCGGCCCCGATCCAGGTCTGCCCGCTCCAGGGCAGCCGGCCGACGCCGGACCAGAACCGCGCGGTGCCGTCCGGGTGTTCGATCTCGGCGAGCAGGAATAGCGGCCGGCGCGCGCGCAGCGCCTGTGCCATGCGGAAGGTCAGCGGCGGCGGCATCAAGGCACCTGGTCCAGGGCCTCGACGAGGGAAAAGCCGTGATTTGCGAAGTTTGGCGCATCCAGCTCGATATCGCCCTGGCTGTCGTCGATGAGCCGAAACACCGAGGTCGGCCAGGCCAGGACCGCCATATCCCCCGCCGCGATATCGGCGCGCAGCCGCGGCCGGATCTCCACGCCAGTCTTGCCCGTGGCGTCGGTCGATCCGTTGACCATGACCTCATAGAGATGCGGGAACATCGCGGGCATGCCGTTCGGCCTGATCTCGATCAAATCGCCCCGCCGCAGGACGCGCGACGTCGATGCCATCAGGCCTCCGAGCTGAAGCGCCAGGCTGCCGCGTGAAGTCGCCGCGGCGACAAAGGCAGTCGGCGGCACCAGACCCGATTGCCATTGCGAACCATCGTTGAAGGTTGAGCCATCCGACCAGGGCTGCAGCGACTGCGCGACCGACGTATTGAATTGCGGTGCAACCCGCGCCGGGTCCGACATTCGCAGCAAGCCCGCCTGGCCGCCAAGCCGCGAGAAGAATGCGCTTCGCTCCTGCCATCCATCGCCGACGATCTGCGCCACGGTGAGCTTCGGCAAGAAGAGTTGCGCGTGCGGGCCATAGACCGAGTTGCCGCCCGACCATGGCCGCGGGCTTACTTGCGACGTGGAGCGCAGCGGAAACGAGATCTTGAGGAATGAGTACCACTCGCGCGGGAATTCATAGATGTCCGACATTCAGAACCCCGGCGTACTGGCCTTGACCCTGGCGACGACCGCCACGACGTTGCGCTCGAAATTCCTCTTGTCATCGGCAAGGACAGCTGCCAGCCGAGCAACGGCCGCGGCATCGGCGCCCCGCGCGTCAATCTGCGGCGCATAGGTGATATTCGGGCCGCTGTTCGCGTTGGCGGCCATCGCCAGTGACACGTCGTGCGGGATGACGCGCGTGCCGGATGGCAGGTCGAGGATCTCACCGCGGCCACCTTCGTTCACGATCGCGGGACCGCCAGGGGCCGAACTGGTGCCGCCGGCAAACATCGGAATCGACAGGCCGCCCGTGCCGGCGCCGAGGCCCGACGACCAGGTCGGAACGCTGCCACTGCCCGCACCGCCGCCGCCAAAGAGACTGAAGAGGCCTCCACCGAGACCGCCGCCGGATGATCCGCCGAACGCCGATTGCCAGAGCTGATCGGCGGCCATCTGCGCCAGCTTGTCGGCGATCTTGCCGAGCGCGGACAATCCGGCATGCTCGAATGCCTGCATCGCGGACTCGCCGTTGCGGACGTTCTGGCTGAACTCGGTCCAGAACCCGCGATTGACGTCCTGCCCAAGATCGGAGAGTTGCCGCAGCGTGGCGTTGAAGCGCATCTGCGCCGCCTCGGCGCTGTTGAGCGCAGCCGGGATATCGTTGCCATAGATGCTCCGGAGCTGCTGCGCAATCCGCAGATCGGTTGGACTGAGGAAGGCGGTATCGCGATCGAACCTGATGTCCGAAGCGACCTTGGCCCGCGCCAGCGCGTCGGCGGCCTGCCCCGCCCGTTCGGCAAGATCGTAAAATTTATCGGCGTACTGCTCGAGATCACTTAGCCCGGCCTTCTGTGCGGCATCGTACAGCAGCGCCTCGGCGCGCGCGCGCTCCAGTGCACCGGCACCCTCGCCGACAGCGTCGGCATCGGCTCTCATCTTGGCGACGTGGCGGTCGATCTGCTCGATCTGCTTGTCAAGCGCATTGCCGCCCGACATGTCGGGCAAGATGGTCCCGTTACCCTGTGGCGTGGCACTGACGTAGAGACGGCGCGAGCGCTCGTCGTAAGCCTTCTGCAGCTGCTCAAGCTTGCGATCCACGTCCGCGGTAGAAAGATCCTCCGGTAGCCCCAGCGCGCCGGCAAGGTTGGCCGCCTTCGCTCCGGAGAAGGAGTTCATTTTCGTGACTTCGCTGATCGAGCCGCCTAGTGCCTCCACCGCCTCACGCAGCCGATAGACATCGTTTATCTGATCGTTGAGCTGAGCTGTCGACATCTGGCTGTCCGGCGTCAGCCACCGGGATACTGTGCCAGACACCGACCCAATGCCGCTCAGGATGCTGTTCGCTAGCGTCGCCAGCTGGGTCAGCAGCGGCAGGATAGAGGCCATCGAGGCCTTAAACTGAAGATCCCATGCAGCGACCGCCTCTTTCCATTGCGAATTGAATTCGCGCGCCTTGGCTATCGTCGCGTCGTCGATGATGACGCCGAGGTCGCCCGCCCGCTGCTTCAACCGTTCGAATTCGTCCTCACCGGCTTTAAGGAAGCTCACCCACGACGCCGAGACACCGGCGATCTGTGCGATGCGCTGCTGCACCTGCGGCGTTGCCCCCTCCATCAATCCCATGATGTCGGTGATTGCCTGCTTGGTCGTGATCAGCTCGCCATTGGACTGCTTGATGGCGAGACCATTCTGCCGGAACAGCTCGCCGAATTCGGTCGTCTTCTGACTCGCCTGCGAGATATCCGACGCCAGCTTATCGACGCCGGCGAAGAAATCCTTGTCTGAAACGCCGCTCGCGCGGGCGGCGAACAGCGCTTCCTGGAATTCCTTGACGCTGACGCCAGCGAGCGCAGCCTTGTCGGCGATATCGACCAGCTCCTGAGTCTGCCGCCCGACGTAGTCGTAGAACGACCTAAGGCCCTGCACGGCCGCGATAACGGCGACGCCGACGCCGGCAATAGCGAGCGTCATCTGTGCGACCGAGGCCTGCGCGGACCCGGCCGACGAGCCGGCGCGATCCATCGCCGACGAGAACTGGTCGGCGCCGGACGTATCGCTGTCAATCACAAGCTCAGTGACGACCTGCTGGGACATCAACTAGCCTTTTCCGAATTGATCTGACGCTGAAGATCGTCCAGCTCCTCGATCAGGCGCACCTCGAGCGGCATGAAGCGAAAGCCGGTCAAGCGCTGAAACGCCTCGATCTCGAGGAAGCTGATCGGGTTGCCGGAGAAGCCGGCCGAGCGGCGCGCGGCGAGCCTGACAAACGCATTCCACACATGGCCGAGGGCCGGCGGGCACGGCGGACAGACCAGCTCGGCCTCATATTCCGCCTTGCGCTTGGCATCCCGCGCCCGCGACGCGAGACCCTCGAGGACCTGGCGATAACTCGCCCCATCCTTTTCGGGCCGGCCGAGCTCGAATGTCTTCTGTGCGAAGGCCCTCAGCTCATCGCGGAGGGCTGAATAAAATTTTCCTCGGCACTGAGGTATTCCATGACCTGCCGGATCAACCAGCCCTTGCGCTTGTCGAGCAGCAGCCCGCGCGCGGCATCTTTCGAGAACGCGATCAGCTCGCCATTGAGCTTGATCGGCGTGAAACCCCTGGTGCGGGCCAGGATGCTTTCCACGTTCTCGCGATGGATGTCGTCGTGCGAGCGCTCGTCATCCTTGATCTGGCGGCCGCTGAAGGTTGCCTGCCGCCGCTCGAGTGCCTTGCGCATGGCGTCGCGCGACACGCGATCCGCGAGCGCGATCGTCTCCGGATGGGCCGGACCGTAAAACGACCAGATCCAGCCGAGCGGCTCCCGCGTGATCGGATGCCGGACGTTGAGGGTGCCTTCGTCGAGCGCGTCGAGCACGCCGATATCGGTTTCTGTGTCCATTCTTCTTGCCTCCTAAAAATGCAGCGATGGCCTAGGGCGCCGTCGTCTGAAACGAGATCATCGAGCCGTTTCCGGTCGCCGATGTATCGACGCCAACCAGCGCCGGCGGGATGGTGATGGTCTGCGTGCGCGGGCCGCCCTGCTTGGAAAATGCCGAGGGATCGACGCCGCCGAGGGTGAAGTTCGGCACCGTAACGGAAATGAAATCCTTCGGCTCGCTCATGTTGTCGACCGCGAGCAGGTTGAGCGAATACTGCGTCTCGGCCAGGAAGTCGGAGAAGATCGCCAGCGACTTGCGCAACATGGTCAGGTTCATGCCGATCTTGAGCGGACCGGTGAAGACATCAGGCGAATATTTCTGGTTGCCCGAGCCGAACGTGATTGGCGCGTTCGGCTGAATGTCGAGATTCAGATCGAAGCTGGTCAGCTCGACGAGGTCCGCACCATTCATGCGAATGGTGGCATCGACGACCGAGAACGGCACGTCAGTCGGCGCGGCCGGATTGGTGAAATACGGCGAGGCGCCCGTCGTCAAAGCCTGAGCCGCGCCGGTGCCGACGCCGCCCGGATCGAACCGGATCAGGCCATCGGCCGACATCGACAGCTTGCCGGTGCCCCACACGAAATCGGTGAGCAGCGTCGACTGGTCGATATCGGCTTCGTACTCCTCAACCGTGAAGTAGCGCTTCACCAGCGGCACTGTGTTGACGAGCCGCTTGCCCGGTCGCGTGATCGAGCAGGTCGTGTCCGCTGCGGCATTGACGACCAGCGTCTCGGCAACGGTGATTGTCGTCGCCGACAGCGCGGTGATGCGCAGGTTCTTGCCGTTATTGGCCGCGTCCGGCAGGCCGGTGGCGCGGACGATGTCGCCGACGCGGAATCCCATCGCGATCGGGCTGCCGCTCGCCATGATGATCGAGTTGGCGCCGGTCGTAAGCGAGGTGAAATCCGCCTGCGTCTTGGTCAGCGCCGTCGAGTCCCAGGTCGAGCGCATAATCGCCTCGATAATGGGATCGTGCGAGCCCAGTGACATCTCGACGTTGTAGGCACTCGACGATTTCTGCGAGCCGTGGCGGCCGCGGACCGACAGGCCGTCATTGCGGACCTCGACCGATTCTGTCGCAGCCTTGCCGACCTTAACGCCGGCGCCGCCGGCGATGCGCAGCAGATTGGCGCTGAGCGCCGAGGCCTGCGAACCGAGGCCGGACTGCACCTTGTAGGCAACCAGGCCGGCCGATTGAGACTGATAGACCATCTGCGTCCGCTCCTATTTGAGGTAGAAAAGCTGAAAGGGGATCACGACGACGGCACCGAACCAGTTGCCGTCGTCGCTCTTGCTGTTGCCACCCTGGATGCTCGGCCCCTGCCCCTGCTCGCTCCAGAAGCGCAAGGCGACGCCCGGCTCGGCGTTGTAGATCGTCTTGCTGCGGAACAATGTGTCGATCTGGCCGGTCAGCACCAAATGACCGGCGAGGCCATAACCCTTCGGCACGAACACGCTGACGGCGATGTTGCCGGTTGCGAGCCAGACCTGGTTGCCCGGCGTGCCGACGCCGCGCAGGCGATCATCGAGCTGCACCATCTCGAAATAGCACCAGGGCGACGCCGGTCCCGCCGGAGGCCAGGGATTCTGCGGCGGGTCCTCGTTCTGGAATTGCGCCGGCGCCGCGGAGAAGCCGGCCTTGAAGAACGCGACAGCCGCAGCAACCGCGCCAGGATAGTCACCCATGGATCGTCTACCTCGCCCGGACTTCCAGCGCAGGCTGGCGCGACAGCCAATCCTGACGCACCTTCTCGGACATGCGCCGCCCGGACCGCAGCTGCTTGGAGAAGGCCGCAAAGGCGGCGATGCCACCAAACCGAACCGGCATGAAGGTGAACTTGACTGAGGCGCGGTTGCCGAACCGGCCGGCGACCAGGACCGCGGTGTCCTCGTAGATGTGCGGCGGGACGGACATGGTCAGGCGACCGATTTCGATCTTGCGCGCATAAGGGACGGGATTGGAGATGTTGATCTGGTCGCCAGGCCGGAACGCGCTGACATCGCCGCCCTGGACCACATGGCCGTTGAGAAAGACGGTGTGACTGTCCCGATAAAGGCCGGGATGTTCGTCATCACCAGAGCCGACCGGCGACCGCTCGCGCAGCGTGGCGAGCGCAAAATCGACGATGTCCTGCATCGCCAGATACCGGACAATGATGCGCATGCGCTCATTTGCCGATGCGACTGTCGACCCGAACAAGCTCGTCGGACGGGCCCGTCACGATCTCCTCGACATCGGTCGGCAACAGCCCGTTGACGGCCTGGTCCCGCCGCGCTGCCTCGATCGCTTGCAGCATCTGTTTGCGGGCCTGGCGCAACGCCGCCTGCTTGGCCTCTTGATGCGCCTTGGCGGCGTTGAGACCGCGCAGATCCGCGTTGGCGATGAAGCGCAGCTCGGTCGCGGTCGAAATCTCGTTTTGCGCCGCCTCGAGCCGCCGACGGTAATCGGCCTCGTCAAACACCTGCCCCATCAGCCGCGCACCTGGATCTCGAGGGCGATCAGAACGCCCTGGATGCGGCGGGTCTGGTCGTCGACGCCTTCGATCGACACCTCGACGCCGCCGATCAGCAGCCGATCTGTGTACTTGGACAGCGGCAGCAGCGACGACAACGCGACCTTGCCGGAAGGAACCGACGCGGCGGGATCATTGAGGAGGATCACCTTGCGGTCGCCCTGCACCACCGCGCCGACGATCTGCTCCGGCTTGTACATGGCGACCTTGGCAAGCGCATCGGCCGAGGCCGCGACGGCGCGGCCGGCGCCCGTGCCGGCATAGCGGCGCACCGTGACAGTGCCGGTGCCGTCTTCGGCAAGCAGCCGCCGATGGCTGGCGAGCGCACGGTCGGGCGTCATGTCAGCCCTCGCCCCGCGGCGTCTCGGACGTGATCACCTGGCCGACCTCGCCGCTCGAGTCCTTGCTCGAGTCTTGCGAGGAGTCCCCGCCACCGTTTGGGCCGCCATTGCTCCCCGCGGTCATTCGGGCGATCACCTGGTCGAGCGAGGCGCGGGTCTGTTCGAGCGAGCCGACGTGGTTTTTAAGCGCCGCGTGCTGGTCGTCGATGTCGTCGAGCACGGTGTCGTAGCGCTCGCCGGTAACGGCAAGATCCGACTCGATGCGCTCGGCCCGCGCCAGACGCGAGGCAAAGCCCGCCAGCTCGATCGGCCGCTTGATGGAACGATTCATATCGATTGCCTCCAGGATTGACGGATCGCGCTCGATCGCGACCAGCAGGCGCCGCAGCTGCAGCCGCCGGCGCGCAACGATGACGAGCGCATCGATATCAACGGGTCTTGACCCGCAGCCGGATGGTCTGCTCAAGCGCGGCGCCCTTTGCGGTGGTCACGCGGTTGACCACCTCATAGGCCTGCCCGGCGGCGCCGCCGGAGATCTGCACGGTCGCAACCGTGGCGGTATTCACCGCATTCTCGGCGACCAGGCCGGATGGCAGCTCGAACGTCGAGCTTGCCAGCGCGTCGCCCGCCGAGAGCCGCGCCGACCAGTCGACCGCATACTCGATCCGTCGCTCGGCCGGATCTTTTGGCGGCCACACATTGCGCGCGGTGCGCGCGAGCAAGACGACGGTGCGCGCCATTACCAGACCTCGTCGAGCATCAGGTTACGGACCGCATCGGGAATCAGGGTCGCAAGCTCGGACGGCACTGCAAATTGCTGCTGCCCGACGCCGAAGACGGTATCGCTCGTCAGCGTCAGGCTGACCTCGCCCATGGTGTAAAGATGCCGCAGCATCAGCAGAATGGCGACCTTGACGTTCCCCGGCAGATCGGCCGGGTCCTCATAGCCCGCATCGAAGCGGATAACGATTGGCTCCGGCGATCGGGCGAACAGCAGCGGCCAGCATGTGCCGAATTTCGGGACGATGCGGCAGCTTTCGCCCTTGGTCTGCACCACATAAGTCGACGCTGCCAGCGTCTGTTGCGCTTCGCTCGCCCAATCAACGTACTTCACCGAAACGACCTGGTCGGCCAGAACCGGCGCGATCGGAAGATCGAGACACTCGCGCCAGCATGGCAGCACCCATTCCAGCGTCTGCAGCACGAACACGCGCTGGACCAGCGACTGACAGAATTTCGTCGCAGCCGGAATCAGCCCGCCGATGATGACGTCGTTACTGGTATCCGACGACGCGACGCGAAGCTGCGCTTTCGCCTCTGCAAGCGTGATCGGATAACTCGCCGGCGGCGTGACGATACGGAGCATGGCAGCCTCGAAGACGTGGAGGCGCGGCCCGGCTCAACCGCCGGGCCGCATAAGCGTTTTCAGACGTACTGAACGACGGAAGCCAGATCGTTGTCCGAGCCGAAGCCGTATCGTGGATCGAAACCGAGCACAGTAGCATCGACCAGCGACGCCGCGGCGCCAACCGTGACCGAGACGCGGAACCACTTGAACCCGTTATTGAAGTCGAGATCTTCCTGCTTGAGGTCGATCGTCACCTGGTTGTTGTCGTTGGAGGCCTTCACCAGCTGGGTGATGGCCTTCCCGGTGACGTCCTTGGCGCCGGTGCCGGCGTTGTCGGTTGCCTGCTGCAGCTTGGCGTCGACGGTCGCCGCAGCGCCGAGGACGCCGGTCTTCAACGCAACCATGAAGTTGTGAAAGGTCGTGGCGTCCATCCACCCCGAAGTGACGGTGCCGGCCGCCTGCGACACGGGGCTGATGAAGCCGACAATGCCGACGCGCTGCGACGGCTTCAATGCGGGTCCAGACATTGTGTTTCCCTATGCTCTGGAAGGTTGCAAACAAGGCAGGCGCCGGTTGCGCAAGCCTCTACCCTAGACAGCAAAAAGCCGCCCCGTTGCCGGGGCGGCTTTCATCGCGATGGTCCGGTAAGCAGCGCTAGCGGTTGGCGAGCGCGACGAAGTGGGACTTGCTGTTGGTGCCCTTCGCAGCCGCGACCGGCGCCGAGAGATAAGGCTGACCGCCAGCCCGCAAGATCCAGCGGAAGGCGGTCAGGTTCTGGTCAAAGAACAGGTGGATCGACGCCGCGAAATCGATGCCGCCACCCTGCTTGGTGGCAAGCGCGTAGCCGGAGAGATCGGCCAGCACGATGTCGCCCTTGGTGCCGAGCGTCTGGCAGTGCTCATTGAACAGCAGCGGGTCGCCCGCCAGGATGTTCTTGAACGGCGAACCGGACAGCGCCTGGTTGATCGGCAGATAGGCGGCGTTGTTACCGATCGTCATGAGGCCAAGCTGCGGGATGGTGTCGCGGTTGGCGAGCCACATCGGATTGCCGCCCGGCATCTCGAACAGGCGCGACATCATCTTGAGGACGTTCGCCGCGACGATGGTCGTTGCAGTCTGGCCGCCTTCGGCGGCAACCGTGACCAGCGCCGGCGAATTCATAAAGCCGAGCGGCTTGCCGTTACCATCGCCCCAGCACACCGCCTCGAACAGCTTCCAGCGGATCGCGCGCGCGGCCTGGACGGTGATGCGATTTTGCAGCCGCGGCGCGTCGTCGAGGACCTCGTTCGTCGCCAGCACAAACGCATAGAGCTCATGCAGCTGGATAATCTCAGGGGTCAGCGCCGCCTTACTGGCGATCATCTGCGTGCCCTCCGAACGCCAGGCCGCCTGGACGCCGGCCGCGCCCCACGGCGTGGTTTCGTCCTTGACGATGCCGACCGTGTTGCCCTGCGTCGGCTCCGGATTACAGAAGCCGAGCAGATCGTTGTCCGCAAAAACCAGTGACCAAATCGCCTCGCGCCATTCGGTCGGAACGAGAACCCCTTCACCCGACGAGCCCTGGTTCTGCTGGTAGCCGCTCGCCGCAGCCGCAAAGCGCGGATCAGCGATGCCGTTGACCTGCAGATTGCGCACGGCGACCGCAAACTCGGCGAGGCTATTCCAGCCGCCAGTACGCGCCGGGTCGCGATCATTCACGACGGTTGCGAGTGCCGGACCGCCGAGCGCGGTCACAGCCATCGCGGTTGCGACGGCCGTCGTGGTGAACAGCGAGGCTCGGCGCGCCGCCTTCTCCTCGGCGGCAATCTCGGCATCCATCTTGTTCAGCTCGGCCTCGATCGCGTCGACCTCGGCCTCAAGAGCCGTAATCTGGGCCTTTTCGGCGTCGGTTGCACCGTCCTTGCCGAGCAGCGCATTGAGCGCGTCCAGCTTGATTTTGCCTGCCTTCGCCTTCTCGGCGCGGGCCTGGCGCAGCTTCTTCAGATCCTTCATGGGATCAACCTTCCTTTGGTGATGACGCCGGACCGAGAGCCCGCACTCCCGCTGTCCGGCGACGCGGGTGGGCAACCGAAACGCTGAAATCTTGGAGTGACTACTCGAACATGAGCGCCGAGCGCCGGCGCGAGGTCGGGCGGGACGGCATGCCGGCAACCATGCCGGCGATGACGCTATCGAGCGTCGCGACGCGGTCGACCATGCCGCGCGCCATCGCTTCCTTGGCGCCGAACACGCGGCCCTGGCCGAATTCGTCCTTGACCTTGGCCTGCGAGACCTTGCGACCGGCAGCAACAGCGCGGATGAAGTCGGCGCCCGCCGAATTGGCGCGTCCCTGCAGGAAGGCCTTGGCCTCATCCGAGAGTGGCGCGAACGGGTGAGCCTCGTTCTTCATCGGAGACTGCTCTGACCGGATCAGCGTCATCTTGAGGCCGATCTGCTCGAGCCAACCGGAGACGTCCTGATGCATGATCATCGCCCCGACCGAGCCGACGTCGCCGGAGGGCGAGATCACCAGCTCGGAGGCCTGCGAGGCGATCCAGTAGGCCGCCGAGGCCGCCAGCGTGTTGACGACGGCGACGACGGGCTTTTTCGAGGCCGCATAAGAGACCGCGGCGGCAGCCTCGGCCGTTCCGGAGACCGTCCCGCCCGGACTGTCGACGTCGGCGATGATGCCGGCGATATCGGCATCGTCCGCCGCGCGCGTAGCGCTCGCGGCAATGCCGGACAGACTCGAACCGTACCAGGAGCCGCGCGGCGTCAGGCCGCCATAGACGCCGATCAGCGCGATCTTGCTCGGTTGCGTCGACACGGTCTGCGCCGCGGCCGCAAGCTGCGCTTCGCGAGCCTCGATCGGCGCCAGCCCGTTCACCATGGCCGACAGCTCGATCGACACGACAGCATCGATCGACGTGATCTGCGCGATGACCTGGCGCAGATCCGCGCGCTCATCCTTCATCGTCGTTCTCCTGATCCTTGGTGCCGGAGCCTTGGCCGGCGGGCTTTTCGTCGTCGCCGGCGTCCGCGGCGGCGCCGGAATCCTTAGTGAGCGGATTCTTGTAGTCGTCGCCGCCCTCGTCGGTGCGCAGCGGCATGTTCTCGAACCGTAAGATGTCGTTGGCGGACAGCCATTCGCCCTGCCGGCCCATCAGGTACGCCGCGTAACGCGTCTTGAGGTCGCCGCGCAGCAAGCCCGCGAAGTTGAACTCGACAAACAGGCTGTTGTCGTCGTTGTCGAGCAGGAGATCGCCCTCGGCGGCCTGTTCGATCGCAATCGCGAGCGGCGCCAGGCAGTAGATGACGAAATCGAGCGACTGTTGCTCGATATTGTTGTTGGTCGATCGTTTCAGGCGGCCGGCGCGGTGCGGCGGGTAGCTCCAGAGACCGAACACGGCCGTATCCGCGGCGTCCTCGGTCTCCAGCAGCTGTGCCTCGGAGTTGGTGACCTTCAGCTGGGTGTACTTGGCGCCGTATTTCAGCAGCCGGTCACGATGGCGGTTGCGGCCGGTGCCGTTGCGGCGCCAGGTATCGAGGAAATCGCGCTCGGCGTCCTTGTCCTTGAATGTGCCGGGATGCTCGATGATGCCGCCGGTCCCGCCGTAATTGGCGAACCAGAGGTCCCCATACTCATGCACGGCGATCGCGCGGGCGAACACATTGCGCGCCGACTCCCATATCGGTTCGCCGAGCAACCCATCCTCGCGCAGCGGGTTTCCGCGCAGGTGCCAGATCTCGTCGTCGCGGTAAGTCTCCGGCGCAAGCGACGAATTCTGAACGATCGTCGCCGGCGGGTTGAATGTGTAGTACAGGTGGCCGTCATAGCGCCGCTCGACCTGCGCCAGGCGCCGCGGATGCAGGATGTCGAGCCCGCCGAGCCCATACGGCTCCGGACCAAGCCCATCACCCGGCGGCAGGATGCGGGCGAACGCATTGCGGTAGTACGACAGATGCCAACCGATCTCAGAGATGAACTCGCCCGGCTTGGTAATGCCGTTCGGCCGCGCCGACAGTAGTCGCGTCAACGGATGGTCCGGCAGGGCCGTCCTCGAGCCCTTGGCGCCCCTGCGATAGACTGACACCGGTAGCGTCGACAGCGACGACGACATACCGTAGCGGACTGACTGCACAGATCCGAGGCCCGACACGCTCCGGTCGTTGACTAAGACGTTTGCCGTCGACAATCCGCCGCCGAGCGCACCCCAATATTGCTCATCCCACTGGTCGCGCGGCTTGGTGATGTCGATCGTATCGGCCATCACGCGCAACGCATTGCCGATGCCGGATAGAAAACCCATCAAATCACCGTCAGGATGTCGGCGCCGGTCACCAGCATGCCGGCCGAGGGATTCCAGCTCATCAGGATCGTTGCCTGCAGCAACGCGATCAGCGGGTCGATCTTGGCGCGGCCGGCGACCTGCTTGGTAATCATGTCGGCGTTGCCGCGCTGCTCGACCTTGGCGTTACCGACCACCCACGTCATCAGTGCCTGGTCAGCGTGGAAATAGGTCGCATCCGCGAGCTTGATGTCGAGGCCGTACACCGCCGGCGCCAGCGCAGGCCCCTGGAGCAGCCGGCGGATCATGTCCTCGGACACGCCGGCGCCGAACAGCGCCTCGAACAGCGCCGCGGCCCGGTTCGGGTCGATGCCGACCGCGTTCTTGTCCGGCAGCAAGCCGCTGGCGACGACCGTGGCGACCATGCTGGCGAGATCCGCGTGCGCGGCCGCGATGTCCAGGATCTTGAACGTTTCCTCTTTGACGAAATCCTCGAGCTGCGCGGCGATGTCCTTACGCCGCTGCAGAACGACCGGGTCGGCCCAGCCGTAGCACCAAGACAGCCAGTGCCGCGTGCCCTTCTCGCGCCCCATCACCGCCAGGCCGAGCAGATCGTCGCGACCGCCGCCGTCGACGCCGATCGTGACGACCTCGGAGCGCTCGAGGAGCGAGGCGAGCGTCAACTTTTCGTCGACCTGCTGGTCCCAAAGATCCGCGCCTGACCAACCTTCGTTGCCCGCGCCCTGTCCGATCTCGATGTTGAGATGTTGCGAGGCCCAGATGCGGACGGCTTCCTCGCCCTTCTCCTGCTCGGACTTGTAATCGGCGAGCATTCCCTCGACCGTGATAGGGCGGCCGATGTTCGGCATCACCATCGGCCAGGTTTCCGGGTCCATCCATCGAGGCTCTACACCCTGCGCACGCTCCTCACGCGTCAGCGTGGCGATGTCGCGAGGGAATTCGTACAGTAGCGGCAGCGTCGAGCGGATGGTCTTGCCACGGAATTTGCCGTCGCGGAGCGCGCGGACGAATTTCAACTCGCTTTTGAAGGCACCTGCCGGAACGTCGTCACTCTGCGTCGTGGTGATGACAAGTGCCCCCTCTGCCGTCTTGTCTAGGCCGCCGCGAATCTGCCGCAGCACGCGCGCGGTGCTCGCTGCCTTGCCGAGGACGTGCAGCTCGTCGAGCAAAACGAAGATCAGCGCCATCGCACCGGTCAGAACCCGCAAATCGAACGTCGCGACCATGATCTCGGATTTGGTAACCAGGTCGTCGATGGTCTTCTTGTGATCGCGCGGAACGAAGCGGTTCTTGAGCGCCGGCGTCTCCTCGATCATGCCGACCGCCTGCTCATAGGCGCGATCGGCGACGGCCTGCGTCGGGCCGAGGAACAGCGCGGTTGCGCGGGGACGCCTGTTCATCAGCATGGCGACCAGCATCATAGCGGCGGAATAGGTCGTCTTTGACGATCCCTTCGGCACCAACGCGAAGAAATCGCGGATCATCCGCACCTGGTTGACCGGGTCCCAGCTGCCGAACACTGCGCGGACGAGATCGCGGAACCATGGCCCGGAGGCATCGCCGAGCCGGGGCGTGCCCTGCACATCCGGCAGCCGCAGCTCGTCGAAGAATGCGAGGCCCATATCGGCCTCATCGGCAAACAGCGGCAGGTCCGGCATCAGCGAGCGCCCCTCGCGGATGCGGGTTTCCCAGTCAGGGCATGAGGTGTCCCAGGGCGTCACGAGTTGAGGCTCTGTTGCCGCCGCGCCATCAGCTCACCCATCGGCGAGCCGGCATCGGGCGAATGCGCGGCAAGCAGCGCCGCCTCTTTCTTGCCGACCTTCGGCATCTTCTCCGGCTTGGTTTCTCCCGCCGCCGCTTCCGGCGCGCGCGGCCGAGACGTCTGCCCGAAATTCATCAGGTCGTTACGCTCGACCAGCTTGAGGAACGGCCCGATGCGGCCCTTGTCGACGCCCTCGAAAGCCTTCATCAGCAACGTTGCGTCGAGACGGTCACGCGCAACGGCCCGATACTTCAGCTCAGAAAAATAATGCTTCCGCAGCGTCGGCAACGTGACACGAAGCGCTGCCGCGATCCGCTCATTGCTCCAACCCATCGCAAGCAACATGTTGACGCGATTCCGGTTTTCGACAGTCGGGACATGCTCCGGCCGACCACGCCCGCCATGGTTGGCCGGGATGGGATCGCCAAAGAGGTCGAAATTGGTAGCCACGACGAAAAAAAACCTGCGAATGAGTGAGGGGCCGGTCCGCGGAGTGAGAGGTCGGGAGGATTTACCCACCCCCCACCCCTCATTGCTTGAGCACGCCTTCCGGCGCGGGCCACTGAGCGATGAAGCGATGCATGTCGGCTTCGTTGGTGAAGCCCATCCACGTCCAACCGTTGATCGTTGCGCTGCCTCGATACCAAGCACCAGGCTTGTGATGGATCGGCGAGGCAGGCTCGCCGATGTTGTCGAGACACCAAGACAGGATGGCGTGCTCGCGGTCGCGATCGTTGGAATAGCCGCCAGTGTAGGCGTCCACCATCCAAGGGTGACCGCTCCAGACCTCACGCATCAGCTCGGTGCGCTCGTCGTCGCCGTAGTTGTGCGCCAGCATGCGATTGTAAAGCTCAGTCGCCATGGTCAGTGCCAGACGCCGCGGGTGTGGAGGGAGGCCTGCTCTTGCTTCTGCTTCAGGCGATCGTGGCAGGGTTTGAGCAGAGTCTGCAGGTTGCTCTCATCCCAGAACAGACGCTCATCGCCACGGTGCGGGATCTTGTGGTCGCAGACGAGCAGCGAGGTGTTGCCCTCGATCCGGCCGCAGCCACACCGGCACGTGTAGTGATCGCGAAGGAAGACCTTCAGGCGTAGCGCCTGCCATCGGGCGGTGTTGTACCAAGCTTTCCACGGCAGCGAGGGCATCTCACAAAAGGAAGGCCGACCATACCGCAGGGAATGGTCGGCCTTGGCAACACGCCGGAAGTCTAGGGAGGAAACGCCCCTTGCGAGGGAGCGGTGACGCACAGGCGCGCTACCGCACACCCTAGACATGCGAAAGCCCGGCGCGTTGGCCGGGCTTGTTTCATGCGAAACGGTTTTTCCGAATGCTTCGCACACTGACCTGAAGTCAGTGGCGCTCAGAGCGCTTTCGCTTCTGACGGTCAGCCGTGCGGACAAGCTTGCTTGCCGGAACCGGCTCGACCTGCGTCTCGGACAACTGGACCGAGGCGCCGCGCAGTGCGTCGACAAAGACGGTGAGTCGGCTGTGAGAGTCAAGACGCCCAACCTGCCCCACGAACCCGGCGAGCGGCCCGTCGACGATCTGCACCATCTGCTGCAGGGCATAGTCGCGCATGCCAAAGGGCGCATTCTCGGCGGCCACAAGGTCACGCACGACGGCCATATCCGCAGGCGCGAGCGATGCAAAGCGCGGCCCATCATCCTCGTCGATCGTCAGCCATTCGCCGACGTCGTCGATCCGCTTGATCGCCGGATTGCGCGCGTCGAATTCGGGGACGAATATCATGCCGGCGAGAAACGGCCGCTCAACGCGCTTGCCGAGATGCGGCTTGCGGCTCTCGATCTTGGTTCGCCGATCAATGTAACGCACGATCGTTGGCGAATAGGCGCAGATGCCGCGATCCAGAAGCCGACGAACGACGCGCGCGTCGCGGCCAGGCGTCACGCTCAGCATGCACCAACGCTCCGGTGTGACGGGTACAGCGACAGGTTCGGCCGCCGGCACCATGCCGACGAACTGCCCGATTTCGTAATGCATATTCATTCGTCTCCCCCTGCCTGTGATGCCTGCGCAGCTTCCGATTCCGGCCAGCCGCCATCCTTGCGCGGCGGCCATGGGCCGGGCGCGTAGAAGCCCATTTCCTCGCCGCGGCGCTCGAGGAGCGTAGGCCTTCCGCCGCGCACGTGCGCAGCGAGGAACGCCTGCCAAGCCGCGACCTGCTGGCGATCTGTGATCCACCGCCAAGCCGCCTTGTCAGCCACGCCCGCAAAGGCGAGTATCTGGGGACCAACGCCGCCCGGATAGATCACCCTGCCGTTGCTGACGAACGGGCGCGTCCTGGCAACCGCGTAGAGCGTTGCGATTGCCCGACCAGCATCGGAGCTTTCCTCGATCACAGACGACGGCGCCGCAGCGCCATCCGCCGCGCCTTCGGTCTGTCGCAAGAGCGTCCAGCGCTCCTCCTCGAGGTAGCGCCAACCGGCCGGAACAGATTTCCGACCCTGCCGCTTCAGCTCATCGAGGAACGGTGTGATGCCATCGAGCGCAGCTTTCTCCCCCTCCGGCGACAGCGCATCAGCCGCATAGTCGGTGCGCTGGCGATCGTCGACAGCCGCGGTCGGCCACCGCTTGCGGAACTCGACCTTGAAGCGTTCCTTGCGATCTCGCGCCCGCGCGCCCGCGTCTCTCTCAATCGTTTTAAGGGGGCGTTCTAAGGGGTCGTTATTGGTGCCCGCGTATGCGTGGGCACCCGTGCCCGCGTTAGGATGGGCACCCGTGCCCATGGGCGGGCACCCCTGCCCATCAGCGGGCACCCCCTCCCCATTTTCCGGCACTTCTGCGATTTCTGCATGGCTCTCGTCACTATCGTCGTCGGCGTCGCGCGCGAGGCCCGCGAGGTCGAAATCGTCGCGATCGAGCTTCACGCGATACGCATAGCTCGACGACGGCGCCGAATCCTCCGGCCGCCAGTGGTCGCGCCGACGCTTCTCCACCCAGCCGGCCTCATACAACCGGTCGAGTGAACGCTGCAGCGTGGCGCGACCACAGCCAAGCTCGGCCGCCATGCGGACTTGGCTGCGCGTACACCATCCGGCGCGGTCGATGTGGCGGCCGAGCAGACACAGCGTTTGCAGGTCGCGCGGTTCGAGCGATCGATCGGTCACCGCCCCGGCGGGGATGATCGAGAGACGAGGATTTGACACGTGATGCCTTGAGAATTCGATTCAACTGGACGCGGTAAGCAACGGGATACGCGAAGATTTCATTTGGGCCGGAGCAGTATCTCGACGACCTGCTTTGCCGTGTAACGGTCGATTGCTTCGCTACAGATTGCCGATGCGAGGCGCTCGAACCATTCGGCCCGCATGCCGCGGCCGCCAACGGGCTCACACCATGCGCCGGTGCGCTTGCCGGCAGCGTCGCGCAGGATGCCGCCGCGGACGGCGCTATACTCGGCCAGCTCGCCAAGAGCTTTAGCCTCGGTGACGAGCATCGGCAGGATGCTGGCGATCTTCGTGCCGCGACGTCCGCCGGCAGCGACGGACTCCAGGATGACGGCGATCGACTCCGGCGACGGGTGCGGCAGCGCGTTCATGCCGCGCCCCTCCCCGCGAACAGCGGCGTGACGCCGACGCCGGCGCGCTCGCGATCGAGCGCCGCGGCTGCGGCCGGATTGATCCAAAGCACCTCGACGCGCTCGCGGGCGCCATCGGCGTAGGCCTTGAATTCGACGCGGCGCCAGTCCTCGAGGGCGGCGTCATAGAGGCCATGGGCGTAGCCCGACAGCACCACCATGCCCCGCAAGGCCCTGACGACGCCGAGCAGGCGGTTATGGTCGGCCAGGCTCAATTCGTGCTTGTAGGCAGACTTGCCGCCCTTGAACATCGAGCGCGTCTCGTGGACGTAGGGCGGATCGAGATAGTGCAGCGACTGCTCGCCATCGTGCCGCTGCAGCACCTCGACGGCGTCGCGATGCTCGATCACGACGCCGCGGAAGCGGTCGACGATGGCGGGATAGGCGTCCGGCAGGTTGGCCCAATCCTGCGCCGGCGTGGTGCCGCTGCGGTTGGAGTTGGAGCGGAATCCGGTCGACTGATGGCCGCGCTGGGTCGACGAATGCGCGTTGCTGCCGAAGCCCATGAACGAGCGGATGACGAGGCGCCGCGCGCGCTCGACGGGATCTTGCGTCGACTCATAGGCCAATTCGAATTCGGCGCGCGCAAATGGCGTCAGCCGCAGCAACTCGATCAGCCGCGCCGCGCTGGCATCGTCCTGCAGCACCCGGAACAGGTTGACGATGTCGCCGTCGAGATCGTTATAGACCTCGGCATGACTGCGGGGCTTATGGAGCAACACGCCGGCGCCCCCCCCATAAGCCTCGGTATAGAGCCGATGCGACGGCAGATGCGGCAGGATCTGGCGCGACATCAGGAACTTTCCGCCGTGCCAGCGGACCGGTGGCCGGGTGATCGCGTTCATGCTGGCACCTGGACGGCTTCGCAGCCCGGTGTCGGGCCGCCGATCCGAATCTTTTCGCTGCCGCGCCACCATTCCTTGAAATGGTCCTGGCGGCCGTGGTCGTCGACGCGGTGACAGGACACGCAAACGATCTCGCAGCCCTCGCGCGTGCAGACCTTGCGGCTGTCGCCGTTCGGGGCGCGCGTCTTTTCGCTCCACTTGTGCTTCACTCGGCCGCCTCCAGGAATTCAGGCTCGGCCGCGCCGTCATCCATGATGGCGAGGACATTCGCCTTCATCTGCAGGATCTCGACGGCGTTGCCGATCTGCTTGACCTGCTCGGTCTTGGTGCCGGCGAAGCGGTAATGCGGCGGGAAGCTCATCGCCGCGGCGAGCTCGTGCGGCACCAGCATCCGGAACAGAATGTCGGCTTCGCTGGTGTCGACATGGCCGGAGGGCAGCAGCACGGCCTGGACGAGGTTGACGTGGCCGGTGGCCGTCACGGCCGGCGCCGGCCGGTCGAGGCCATGAACGCCGGGCGCCTGCCCTTCCCGCTCGCCGAATTGCGCGGTGATGAACGCCAGCTCGCCGCGGTTGGCGCCGGTGACGGTCGGCAGCGGCTCAGACGGCTCGCGCGCGCGATCGGACGGATCGGCATGCGTCACTGGCGTCACGAACGCGCATTCGCCGCCCTTCGCCGTCGTCAGCGTCGGCATGGGATCGCCAAGATCCCGCGCGGCGTTGCCCCGCTGCGAATGCGTCACCGGCACCACCATGCCGAACCGAGCCTTCGCGGTCGCAGTGGGCAGCGGCTCATCGGCGCTGCGCAGCGTCTCGCCGCTGCCGGAACTGTAATAGGGCGAGATCAGCACGTGAGAGTGCTTTGCGACTTGCGTCGGCGTCGGCTCGTCCACGCCACGCGGCGCGCCCTCGGCGTGGCGCGACAGCATGAACGGCTCGACCAGGTAGCCGGCGCCCGATGTCGTCGCGGTCGGCGCCGGCTCATCGACGGGATGGACGCGGATCTCGCCGCGGCCGTCGCCGGCACGATTGAGCACCAGCGGCTCGACCAGCCCAATACGGGCGATCGTGGTCGCGGTCGGCGCGGGCTCGTCGACGGACTGCAGGTCGCGCCGGAAGCTTTGCTTGATGATCACGGGCTCGGCAACGCCGACATGTTGCCCGCGAGCGGCCAGCGTCGGCACAGGCTCGGTCATCGACCGCGCCACGACATTGTTGCGCAGCGTCACCACGATCGGCGACGACGGCCCCGGCCCGCCCCGCACCTCGCCGCTACGGATATCCCGCAGCGATGCCGCATATTTCCGCACGCGCTTGCGGTTGCGCAGCCGGAGGTCGGCGCGCCTGGCATGGCGCCGGGCGAAGGCGAACCGCAGCGCATGCACCAGCGAGCGCTGCTGCTCGGCGACCAGCATCGCAATCAGTATCTCCGGCCAGCCGAACTTGACGGCGCCGGCCAGGATGCGCGCCAGCGTCTTGGGCGCGAGCGGCACCGGGCGCTTGAAGATCGATTTGCCCTTGATCGACCAGTCGATGATCTCCCGCGCAGCCCGCCACGGCGACAGGCCGCTAGCTGCCGCCCGGTCGCGCCGGGCATGCGTGGCAGCGGGCAGCACCAAGGGCCGTCCGTTGAACTTGAAGAAGCCGAAATAGCGCTGGCGCGTCGTCGCGGCGCCGCGGTTGGCGGAGTTGTAGAAATCCCATGCGATGCTGGTCGCACCTAAGCCGCGGATGGTCTCGATCCACTGCCCGTAATACTGCCCCTCGCGCTCCTTGATCGGCCGCCGGGTGACCGGATCGACCGGCCCCCATTTGACGTACTCGCGCACGTTCTCGATCAGCATGGCGTCGACCTGCAGCTCAGTGATCCAAGGGATCACGTGCCAGGGGTCGCTCCGCTGCTGATCCGATGTCGGCTTGCCGCCGCGCGCGACCGAGTGATGCGTGCAGGTCGGCGAGGCCATCAGCAGATGCACCCGGCCGCCCGGCACGATCAGGTGCGGCCGCACCTGGCTGATATCGGCACAGATATGCCGCGCGCGCGGGTGGTTGCGCTGGTGGGTTTCCAGCGCGACGCCCCAATGGTTGATGCAGATCAGGTCGATGTCATGGCCAAGCTCGGCCATGGCCTGTTCGGCGGCCTCGGAGGAGCCGCCGGCGCCGCAGAAGAGATCAACGACAACCTTGCGCTGCCTCACGTCCACCCCCGCCGAATGTCCGCCGCATCGCCGTGGATGGGACAGCCGCAACTCACGGCCGCGAAGCCGGGATGCTTGCCCGGCGGCATCTGACAGTCGCAGACGAACGGCTCGACGTCGGCGGCGCCGCCAACGAACAGCGGAACGTCGTCGACGAGAACCGTCGCGACCGGTTGTGGCGCGCGCTGGCGCCAGGCAATCGCGTAGCCGAGCATGAAGCCGGCAAAGGCGATGGCGAACCCAGCGGTTAGCGCGACGTTGTGGCTGACGGTGAGGGTCTGCTCGACTAGCGACGGTTCGGTCATGTCGACGCCTGCGTCAACTCGGCGAACCGCTGCAGGAACAACCCGCGCGCATGCAAAGGCTGCCAACCGACGATCTTGTCGTCGAGCGGCTGCTCGTCGTCGACGACCCATGGATCGCCGGTATCCCGCATGATCTGAATTCGCTCAGTGCGAAGGACGCGGCGATCGGCCCGCTTCACGGAATCCGGCGTCACGTCCGGCAGTCCAAACGCCTTGTAAACCGCAGCCTGGCAGCGCTTCTCGGCCGCCTTGTAATCCGGCATGTACTGCTTGATGGGCGAGAGCATATCCAGCAGGTACGCCTCGCTGCCATCGTGCAGCAGACCTGCAAGCGCATCGTCGCCGCAGTGGCGCGAGACCAGCACTGAATGCTCTGCGTTCGAGTAGAACCGCAGGCAATGGCCGCCAAAGCGGCACTGCATCGCAAGCGCGTGCGCAATGTCCTCGATGTCGACATCTTCCGGCCGCGGATCGAGCGGCCAGAATTTCTTGCCCGTATAGGTTTGAATCCAGCCCGCGAGCTTCATTGCACACCCCCTGCCTGCTGTTGCGAATGCCGATCAGCGCGCGCAGCGAGGACAAGGCCCTTCCAAGGGTTGGGTCGCTTGAATTCACCCACGCGGTTGAGATGAACCCAGATCGCGGCCCAATAGCCGAACATCTGGAATTTGTAGCGAGCAAGCGCGTCCCACGCTTTGCGCTCGGCCTCGTCGAGATCCGCTAGGAGCCGGTCTCTCACGGCCGCGCCTCCCCGCCCGTTGCTGCCGCGGGCGCAACCAGCTGCGCCAGGAACGCGCGGCCCGTCTCGGTGATGGTGAGAGCCTTGGACGAGGCCCACAGATAGTCCTTGCCGCACAGATGACGCGCCATCTGGCCGTCGATCGCCTCGCCGGCATCGACCGCGAGCAGCGCGAGCTGCTCGGCCAGCTCGACATCATCGACCGGCAGACGGGTCTGCAGCGCGCCGTCGACGATCTCTGGCGCGGGACAATCAAAAAGCGACATCTGCGGCGCGCGGTAAGGCTCGGTCAGCTCGGCCTTGGGCGCAGGCGGCAACTCGGCCGCCTCCAGCTCGCGCAGGCGGTCCCAGCCCTGCCCGCGCAGCGCCCATTGCTCGCCGCTCTGCCTGGTGTAGCCCCGCGCCTGGTAGAACGCGCCGAGCGCCGGCGCCAGGTGCTGGCGCGGGTGGCAGAAATCGGAGAGGATTTTCAGCGCCTCGCGCTCGCTGATTGAGGCGGGATCGAAGGGGCGATGCGAAGCATCGTCCCCGTCGCGCACGTCGCGATGCGCAGCATCGTCGACATCCTGCGCGCAGCCAGGCGCCAGCCATTCGGAGCCGGCCAGCTGGTCGATGACGATGGTGTCGTCGGCGTCGTATGGCGCGCGATCGGCGACGGCCGCAGCGTCGGCCCCTTGAGCTACCTCCGCTGCGGCCGCCTCGGTCTCACCGGAGGGCGCCGGGAGATCGTGAAGCGCAATCACCTCGCGCCAATGTGCGTCGACGGCGTCCTGGCGAAGCTGAGCCCCGCCCGCCAATGTGTCGGCCCGGAACGACCAGCCGCATTGGCACGTCGCAACGCTGAGAATCTGGTCGTCGGGATATTCGCGGGTCATGCTGACGGTGTGCACGCCAGTGATCGCCGGATGACCCCACAGGCGTTCAGCGCCGGCGGCAACAGCGCGGCCGATCCGGTCGGCGAAATACGCCGCGGCTCGCTCGGCGTCATGATCCGGCATGCCATCGCTCGGCAGGGGCGCGAAGCTGTCCTCTGCAAAGAACGAAAACTCCGCCGCGGGTGAGCCGTCGTCGTTAGGTCGAGCCCCTTTGCCAAGGTCGGTGTCAGGTTGCGGGCTCGGTGCCGACGACGGCTCGCCGGCGGCGGATGGCTGCGGCGCGATCGACACGCCGGCCTGATTACCCCACGCGTCCCAATTCTCCGGCAGTGGATGCTCGGCATCGACGCGCGCGAACAGCTCGAGCACCGGCAGCGGATTGCCGTCACTGTCCTTGCCGACCATAGTCGCGATCATGTGGCGGTAGAAGTCGGGCTTTCGCGAGTGCTCGCGCGGCCGCTCGCGATGGTTCGAGCCGAACTTTTCATCGCTCGCAGGCTTGGGCAGGCCCCGACCGCGCTTGAATTGCAGCAACAGCTCGTCCTGGTCGAAAACGAGCAGGCCCGTCCCACTCTGGTCAGGATGCTCCTCGTCGGTCTTGGTCCAGACGTAGCAGGTCGAGTACGCGTCCATGCCGAGCGCAAGCTGGCAGGCATATGCCAGCGGCAGATCGACAGTCGCCATCACGCATTCGCCCGTGTCGAGCACGACCTCGGTTCGGTACGGCACCAATTCGAGCAAATGGGCGCGCGGAATCCACATCCAAAACCACGCGTCCGGTTGCAGCGCTTCACCGGCTCGAGCCAAGTAGTCGCGGATCTCCGGCCAGGACATGGTCGGGTAGTGGTTCTCATAGGAGCGGTCACTGATGCCGGCCCTCCGGCGCCAGGCCGGATCGCCATACCCGGCCGGGTATTTCTTTCCGCTCGCCGTAGCCGCGGAAGCAGATGCCAAGGCCGAAGCAAGATCCCGGCGATGGATGCGCCCCTTTTCCTCGGCGTCTATCTTGAGCAGATCCATCGCGACGCGGCCGGCGCCGGATTCCATCTCCTCTTTGTGCCTCGCCAGTGCGTGTTCGAATTCGGCGGCGTCCATCCTCGCCAGCTTTTGCGCTTTCGAGGACAGCTTCCGGTCGATACCTATGTCGGCTAGACGCGGCCGCTCATCTTCTGGCTGTTCCAGTTTGGCACCGCCAGAATCGCCCTTGCCGGCCAGCTGGCCGCGCGATCCCGCATTGAGACCGACAGTCTCTTTCTGCGCTACGATCAGCTCGCCGAGCCGCCGCTCGGCCCGAAAGCGGATCTGCGCCGCCTGGATTTCGAGCGCCTTGTCGCTGGCCTGGCGCGCGTAGACCCGCATCGCCTCGGCCTTGCTGCGGATCTCCGCGACCTCGTCGACCGCAACCGCCTCGGCCAGCGCCTTGCGCGCCGCCTCATATCGGACCAGCTCAGTCAAAGGGGATGTCCTCCAGCTGGGGTCTCGCCGAGAGGCCCGCGAGCAGATCGGCCACGATCGCGTCCAAGGTCGGTGCGGTGCCACGCGGGCGGCGAATGACGGCGTTGTGGGGCTTCGTCAGCCAGCGCCGGTTGGCCTTGCGGTTATCCAGCGTCTGGCCGTTGATGTGGTCGACGACATGCGAGCGCAGAAACTCATGGTCGAGGTTCGGCTCGTCCTTGATCGACAGCTCGCGGTGCATGCGCAGGGTGTCGCGCGATGGCCCGACATTGCGCTTGGCATAGAGCATCCAGCTGTCGCCGCGATTCCTGCCGGCGTGCCAGACATTCCACTGCCACTGCATCAGCCAGGGCACGTCCTCGGCATCGACCAGCGTCCAGATCGGTTCGCGCGACGACAGCCAGATCCGCGCCCATGGCGTGCCCGTAAGATCCGGCACGCCCGACACGTCGAAGGCGACCTCGCGGGCATCGGTGATGACGATCGGCGCCTGCATCATCACAGCATCCCCAGCGCCTGCATGTAGGTTTCGAGGATGGTCTCAAACGCCTGCCGCTCAATCGGGTCCTGCTGGCGCAGCTTGATGATCGCCTTGAGTGCGCCGGTGTCGTAACCGTTGCCCTTGGCCTCCGCGTAGACGTCACGGACGTCGTCGGAGATCGCCTTTTTCTCCTCAAGCAGACGCTCGATCCGTTCGATGATCGATTTCAGCTGATCCTTGGCGATCTGCTCGGCGCGCTTGGATGCGATGTCGGCGACCTTGGTCATCTAGCCGCCCTCACCAGCTCGCGAAAATTCGCCACCCAGCCGGCAACCAGGCTTTCCGGCAGGTTCAGCTCCTGGGAAATTTCCCAGGTGTCGCGCTTGTGCAGCCAGAGGGTGATGACCTCGCGATATCGCTTCAGCTGCTGGCGCGAGACGTCCGCCGCGTTCGGCGAACGGTGACGCAGCAGCGAACGCGGTGAAATCTCGCGCGCCCCACTCATCAGCAATCCTCCAAAAGGCCCGCGTCGACGCGGTAGGGCTTCACCTGGAAATAGCGGGGGTCAGTGCCGGCCTGGATCAGCACGCCGCAGACGTCGGCGCGGACGAACGGCTCGCCGTCGACCATCAGGACGGTCGGCGGGTGATCGTCGACCGTCAGCGTCGCGACGCTGCGCGCGCCGTCGATCCAGTGCAGATCAACCCGCACCGCCTTGAGGCGGCCGGACGGCTGCTGCTCGCGGAGCCGGTTCATTGCCGCCTCACCCAGCGGAAGCCGAAGCCGCGATCGGCGCGATGCATGAACGGCTGCACAGCCGCTGCGATGGCCGCGCAGACACCGGTCAGCAGGATGGCCGCCAGCATGACGAGAAAGCAAAGATCATCAGGATCTGCGATGCGCGAAACGAAGTCCGACATTTCTCCCGCCCCTTCTGAAAGCCCTTGAAATGCAGCGTAGGCGCGCGTTTTCCACACGCATCCACAGGCCGCCCCGCGCGCGTTGTGTGATGTTCCACAGAGACAAAAAATGGCCGTTCCAGCGCGGCCCGCGCTCGACCTCGAGTCTTGGAATCGGCATCCGTTCATGGCTCGACCGCCTTCGGCCGGGCCACGCCCTTGGGCCAAACCGCCGCCGCCGGCCAATTGGTGGAGAACCAGGCAATGACCTGGTCGTACTTGCGGGCGGTGAACGTCTTGGAGCCGAGATGATCGAAGAAGCGCCAGTCGCCAGCCGCCAGACGGCCAAGCGTGCCGAACGCGAGAGGCCGCTCGACGCGGAAGGCGTCAGCCACGGCCCTCAAGTTGCGAATCAATTCTCGCTCCATGAATCGACGGATAGTCGGAAATTTCCGATTCGTCGATATTTAGACGTCGGAAACATCCCATTCGCCTTTGGACAAGGCGCGTCGGATAAATCCGCCATGGAGAAAAACGAACTCCGACAACGCATTAAGGCGCGCTTGGCCGAGCTGGAGATCAGCCCGATCGAGGCCGCGAAGGCCGTCTCCGGCCTCGAACGGAATTACATCCGGGATTTTTTGGAGGGCAAAAAGCAGTCCTTCAGCGCCGCCAAACAGCCGCTGGTCGCCGCCGCCCTGCAATGGACCGTGGCCGATCTCGTCGGGCCACCACCGCGGCGAACCAGCCCGACCGGGCCAAAACTGACGATGGTCCCTTTGCTCGATCGCGTCACTGCCGGCCGACTGCGCAGCCCAGCCAGCCAAATCCCTATCGAGGACGTCCCCCTGCTGGCGTTCGCCGATCTCGGCCGCGGGGAATACTTCGCGCTCGCAGTGGACGGCGATTCAATGGATCGGTATTCGCCGGAGGGCTCGATCATTGTGGTCAACCGTGCCGATCGCAACCTAGTCAACGGCCGCTGCTATGTTTTTTCGGTCAAGGGCGAAACGACTTACAAGATGTGGCAGGGTGGAAATAACCCGCACCTTGCCCCCTTCTCCACAAACCCCCTCAACAAACCCGTGTTTTTCAAGCCGCGGGACCTTGAGGTCATTGGCCGGGTGAAGCGGACGATTTTGGATCTTTAGCGCTCAAAGTCGGAGACTTCCGACTTTCTTAGTTGACGGTCGGAAATTTCCGACGATATGTTTCCCGTGAAACAACCCACGGGAGATCGCCGCCGTGCCGCGCTCTGCAGACCTTTCCGCCACAGCATTCGACCAGCAGCTGAAGCTGCACGGCTTTTTCCACATCCGCGCCGAGAACCGCTTCGCCGACGTCCGTGCCAAGGGCTGTCCGCGGACAGAGCCGGTGCTGCGCGGCAGGCGCCTCGACCGGCAGGCCACGCTCGACGCGCTCCTGCGTGACCGCAAGGCCCGCCAGGACGCCGACGCGGCCGCCGAAGCCATCCAGATCGAGCGGGAACGCACGGCCAGCCTGATCGCACCACAAGCCCTGCCCGCGGCCCGCGCCACGCTGGAGGGCGCAGCGGCCATCGCGCAGCTCGCCGACGACTTCATCACCATCACCACCCGCAATGAAGGCGCTGCCCTGCCCGATCTGGTCCGCATGGGCTGGCGCAAATCGCAGGTGTTCGAACACGCCGATGCCGCCCGCAGCCTCGCCTATTCCAGGCAGAACGGGGCGACGGCCTGATGACTGCTCCCCTCGACCTCGCCCGCTTGCGCTCCTGCGGCTGCGGCGCCGCATTCCTGCCGCACCGGAAAACCCAGCGGTTCTGCTCGCGCAGATGCGCCGCTAGGGCGCGGAAGCAGCGGCCTGGCATGAAGCGGCCTCGCTCAGGCGCGGCAGATCCGGTCCCCCTCCAACACCGATTGACCTTGCGCCTGCTCGACATCCAGCCCCTCGAGCGGCGCGCGCGCGGCGGCTGGCGGTTCGGCACGCGACGCATTGGTGACCGCGTCGTCGCAAAGCTGATCGCCAGCGGCCGTGCGGAGATTCGGGGCGGCAAGGTCCATCGCAAGCACGTGGAGGCAACATGAAGACGGTTGGGTGGAAGCCGGAGCCGAAGGGTCCGGGACGAGCGTTTCACATGTTTCTCGACGCCGGTGGAGAGCGGGTTGAGCTGCTTGCCTACGATTGCCCGGCCAGCCATGGCGGCCCGCGCATGTGTGGGTTCGAGGTGTTCGGGAAGCTTCGTGACCGCAGCGGCAATATTCGGCCGGCCAGCAAGTTCTATGAGCAGCTCGCGGCCGGCGAGGCAGAGAGCCTGGAGGCTGCCATGCGGGGCGCGTGCGAGATGGTTGCCCAACCTCGCTCGGCCTGGTCGAAGCTTCCGCGCTCTTGGGTAAAGGACTGAAACATGAGCTATCTGCTGATGGCTACGGCGCTCGCCGAGGATCTGCGCGTCCGCAAGCTGGCCGACATTCAGCTCGGCGAGGCCGAGGCGATCGTGGCCCGCGTGCTCGACCGCACCGGCGAGCTTGGGCGGCGCATCGCGGGCACAGCAGAGGACTTGCCGCCGCGCCGCTGCGACACGAACGAATGCGACCTGGACGGAAGCTGCATGCTCTGCGGCGCGGACCAGGGCGAATATTGCCGAGCGCCGAACGGACGCCGAGCATGATCACCGAGGCGCAGCTGCTCGCCGACATCGCGCTGGTCTCTGAGATCATCCTCGAGCACGGCGAGAAGTATGCGCCCCTACTAGATCGGCTCGAGCAGGAGATGGATAAGCGGCGCCGCGAAGATCCGATCAGTCGAGCGAGGGCTCATTTGGCGCGAAAAGCTGCTCCGTCGTGACTCTCTTCATCTGTAGCCGCAGCCTGTCAGCAGCCGTCCGTGCGGCGGACGCCGCCCTTTCAAGCTGGAAATAATTCCAAACGACCGGGGGCGTAGTTCCCTTAACCGTTCGATTCAGCACAAAATCGAGAACGACAGCTGCGACCGCAAGGAGCACGACAAATAAGAGTGTCAGTCCTGCGGATATCATCCTGTCAGCGAAAGTCGTTTGCGCGAGTGCGCCGATATAATCGGCATAGAGAACGACGACGAGGCCGAAAACGATCGAGATGCCAATCGCCATCGTGGTGGGCAAAATGGCCCGATTGAAGCGCAAGAAAGAACTCATGTCCGCGGATTTCATCACAATCGATAGGTCGGGCTTGTAGGTATACTCCTTCGCCAGAATGCAAAAGACGATCGCCTCGTTCGGGCGAAGAATATCGATTCTGATTGAGTGGTCGGTGGGATCGATAGTAGCACTCGCAGCAACATCCTTATCATCAATATCCAAACGCAAGACGCCGTCAGCGTTCTTGAGAGTTATCGGCGAGACGAAATCTGAGGCCTCGATCGGCGAAGTCCCCCTGTTCCAAAGCAGAAAATAGGTTTCTGACAGAGCATTAATTTCCGTCGAATCATACGTGGCTTTAACTTTCGGAATTGACACATACAGTGGAAATGGATCGCTGTAGGAGATCGACAAGATCTTGGTCCGAATAGATTTGCGATAGAAATAGCGGGCCAGGACGGCGCCAATCAAAATGCCCAAGACGCCGACGAACGTCCCCATGTCCATACCAAAAACTGACGCCTGCTCCATTCATCCCCCCCTACAGCCGAAAACGCGTCCAGTCGCGAGATCGAGAAAGCTATGGCTTCAAAGCTGCAACTAGCTCATGCCCGTACGACGTTAGCGAGTAGTAGCCGTTCGAAGGGCTTTGCTGCAGACACTTCAGTCCCTTGAGGTGATCGAGACTGACCAGTGCGGCGCTTTGTCTACGCTTACTCAAACCGATTAGTTCGCCGTCTGAGAATCCCTTTGATTCTTTACCCATCTCGGCCAAAATGAATGCGTCGATCGGCTGCAGTTTCTTCAAGGTGTCCACGAACTCTGGACGCACATCATCCGCGCGGGCCGGATCCATGGCATTTGCTAACAACCTCGCCCAGAGCTCCTGCATTTCAGCGCGCGGCTCGCCCTGAGCAGCCTCGAGGAGAGGAATTGTGATGCTCTCGGGAGGAGCTTGAGGCTCCTTGACATTTCGCTCCTCGAATATTCGCTTGGTCGCGCGCGCCAATTTGTCCTGATTGCGCTCGCGCCAGGCCCCTACCCGATCACCGAGCAGCAATCCATAGATATTGCCCAGAGCGGGACTAACAGCCCTGCCCGCCTCTCTCGCGAGATCAACCGCGTTGCTGGCCGCCTTGGCGCTTTCTGTGATCGCCTCCTCGTACGGCATTTTGTCATCGCTCATTGGCTCCCTCCCAAATGGGCTCCACGCCTAATCCTAACCTAACCTTTGCCTGACAAGAACCAGCGGAGCCGGCACGTCCATTCCCGGCGAAAGCGCGATCCGCTCCAGGAACTTCAGCTTCAGGTGTAGCCCATGCCCGTCACCGTATTTCGGCTTATGGGTATCGTGCCCCATCAGTTCATCGGTCAGCTCGTCCGGCGCCTCGGCTTGGCGCAGGCGGTCCTTGAAGCTGTGCCGTAGCGAATAGAGCACATGCTGCTCGGTCTCGCGTAGCTTGTGCTCCTCGAGGAATTTATTGACCGCCGCCGAGAAGGCGTCGCCATTGTCGCGATAGCGCGGAAAGCCGTCAGGAAATCTGCGCATGGCGTCAAGAGCGATGCCGACCAGCGGGATGTCGCGATCGGACTGATCGGTCTTGAGCACGCGTGCATCGGGCCGCAGCTGGATATGCGGGATGTTGGAATTGAGGATGATCCGCGGCTCGCGCAGATTGATGATCTCGGACGGCCGCGCGCCTGTGTTGATGATGACGTGCACCGCGGCGCGCAGCTCGTCGCCCATCGTGTCGAGCGCGCCAGGCGCGAGGATGCGGTTGACGATCCACCATGACGAGAACGGCGGCCGCGGCCGCGACTTCGCGCCCTCGAGCCGCAGGCCCTGAAACGCGTTGTCGATCTGGAGGCGATGCCGGCGCGCCACGGGCCGGATCGCCCCGGTGATGTGGGTGAAGTTGCGGTTGGCAGTGCCGGCAAGCACTTGGCCGTCGACGACCCGCTCGGTCCAATGGTCGGCGTAGAGCAGCGCATCGTCGCGCGAGATGCGCTCGATCGGCTTATCGCCGACGACGCGGATCAGCACCTCGATCGCGCGCGCCTTGCCGTTGCGCCATTTCCGCCGCTGGCCTTCGGAATATTTCGACAGCATCGCCTTCTTGGCGATCGCGAGCTCGTCGACCAGGTCGGACAGCTTGATGGTCGGTAGGGCTACGCCGCCCACCACGGCCGCAACGGTCTTGGGATCGTGCCGGCGATCGCCGACCTCGAGCGCGGCAAGGCGCCGATGGATGTCATCGATCGATTCCCTGACGACGTCCTCGATCGGCTTATAGGGCAGCTCCAGCGCGCGCGCCCGCTCGCGCGCATCTTCCAGCGCCAGCGCGGCGCCACGCGCTCCCTGTCCCGCCCTGGCCGCCCAAGAGGCCTCCAGATCGATCTCGATCTGCTTGGCCTTGCGGGCGGCCTTCACGCCGGCCCTGTCGTCGCTGATCCGGACGCCGGTCGAGATCCTGATGTTGATGCGCGGCTCGATCTCGGCCGAGACACCCTCCGGCCGGCGACGCACGTAGATCCAGAACCCGCCTCGCCTCCCCAGCCGCTCCGGCAT